AAACAATGTATTCATTATAGAATTTCCTAATCCTTATAATCAAACACTTTGGATTCCAGAGTACGGCACACATGTAAATGTATGCGGTGATACTGGTAATCAATGGATAGCAGATGAGGAACTAAGGGCAAATCCTACAGAACATTTTTTAGAACTAGTAAAACGTCAACATTTAAAATTAAATGCATGGACAGATTTACGTGGAGATACTGAAGTATATAACGATCAAGCAAAAGCAATTAACACAATAGCATTGTTTACTAGAGCATATCATTGTGTTGCTAGAATAATTGTTAGAGAAACATCACACTTGCCAGATGGTGATGTGTTAAGAAGTGTGTATCACCCATATATGACAACAAAGACACATTGGTATTTGAATATGCCGTCTAGTGTGTTATCTGAACATCATATGAGTGGAACATCGCCTACAGAAGAAGGACAAAAAGTATTTGGTAGGAATGTTGCTAAACGTTTAACCAGAGAAAACATTGTGGCTAAAAAATGAGTGAAATAAAAGAATACAACGAAGATATACAAAGACTGTTTATACAGTTTTTAATTAGTGATCATGATCTATTTGCAAGATGTCAAAACATTGTAAATGCAGATGCATTCAGTAGAAAGTTTAGACCTACTGTTGATTTGCTGATATCTCATAGCAAAGATTATAATTCTATGCCTAACCTTGAGCAAATAAATGCAGTAGGTGGTATAGGATTTGAAGAAATACAAAACATAACACCAGAGCATCAAACTTGGTTTATGGATGAGTTTGAAACTTTTTGCAGACACAAAGCAATGGAAACTGCAATCATTGAAAGCACGGACTTATTAGAGAAACAGGACTATGGAACTGTTGAACAAAAAATTAGAGGTGCAATGGAAGTAAGTCTTGTTAAAGACTTAGGACTAGACTACTTTGAAAATCCAAAAGAAAGATTAGAATGGATCAAGAAACAAAGTGGTGCAGTTAGCACAGGTTGGAAAGGAATAGATCAAAAGTTATATGGCGGACTAAACAGAGGAGAGATAACAATCTTTGCTGGTGGTTCAGGTGCTGGTAAGAGTTTGTTCTTACAAAACTTTGGTGTAAACTGGAGTTTAGCAGGACTTAATGTTGTATATGTTAGTTTAGAACTTAGTGAACAGTTAATTAGTATGCGTTTAGATGGCATGGTTAGTGAATATGCCGCTAAAGATATTATGAAAAATATTGACGACGTAGATTTAAAAGTGCGTATGAAAGGCAAAAAAGCAGGTAAGTTTAGAGTTAAGTATATGAGTAGTGGTATTACTACTAACGATCTTAGAGCATTTTTGCGAGAGTATGAGATACAATCGGGTGTTAAAGTAGACTGTTTATTGGTTGACTACTTAGACTTAATGATGCCTATAAGCGGAAAGATTAGTGCAGAAAACACATTTATTAAAGATAAATTTGTATCTGAGGAGTTGCGTAACTTAGCACAAGAACGAGAGTTGCTAATGGTTACAGCATCGCAGTTAAACAGAAGTGCTGTAGAAGAAATAGAATTTGACCATCACCATATTGCAGGTGGTATCAGTAAAATACAAACAGCAGATAATGTTGTGGGTATATTTACAAGTAATGCTATGCGAGAACGTGGCAGATATCAAATACAGTTTATGAAAACACGTTCTAGTAGTGGTGTTGGTAGTAAAGTAGACTTAAAATTTAATCCAGACACATTGCGTATCGAGGATTTAGACGAAGGCGACGAAGATACACTCACAATGACTACTAATACTTTAGTAGATCAACTCAAACGGACCAGCACAATTAACTCTGATGACTCGTCTGCACAGGATGTTGTAGAAGCAGGCCTACAGTTAAGAGACTTTCTGAAAAGTAAAAAGTGATAAATACTCATAGTAATATCACAAAGGAATGACATGCGTAAAACAAGAAGCATTTTAGAAGAATTAAATTCTATATCTGTTGACAGGTCAAAAGACTATGTTGTAGAGAATCGTGGCGAGCATGTTATTAATAGTGCAATTAACCTTATAGAGCAAATTGAAACCAATTATGATGACAAGATTGCTAAGGATTTAACTAATAGACTTATTAATAGTATTCGTAGTAAGGATACTAAAAAGTTTTCCCGTGGTATTAAAAAAGTTATAAAAGAATCTCAAGGGAAACATAATGAAAATTTCGGAAGTAGTTCAACAGAATAAGATTGTTGCTGAAGCAGAGCCTAGAGAGCCAGGTTGGCTCGAAAGAGCAGGTGATGTATACCGAACCATTGCAGGCGGTCAGTTCTTTGACAAAGTAAAAGCCACCCTTGGTGCAAACTTTGGTAATGAAAAAGCCAGATTAGAATACAACAACATAGTAATGAGCGGCGCATTAGTGCAAAGTTTTCTAGCAATTACTTCTGCAGGTGGTAATAAAAATCCAAATTCAGAAGACCTAGCACAGTTTTTAATTGATGCAGATATCAATCCAGATGCTATACAGATGGCATTTCAAAAAGTTACTCCAGGCAAAGCACCAGACCCTGAACCTGAATCTTCTGCTAATTCAATGGACCCTAATATAGACTACGATAAACCTGCATATCAAAGAAAAGCAGAAAAAGACAAAGAACAAGGGCAACAACCCGCTCCAGAGAGACCTAAGCAAAATCCTAGTTTTGACGGGGGAATTTTAGATGCAAACGGCAGGCTAATGCAACCTGAATCTGTAATTTACGAAGAAAACAAAGTTTTAAATAAAAAAGAAATATTAGGAATTGTTAAACAAGCAGTAACTAATGCTAGTGCTAAAGGAAGATTTAATAGCATAAGTATTCCTGCAAGTGCTAGAAATCCAGAACTTACAGCGAAACAGTTAGTACAGGCAGTCGCTAATGGCCAAAAACAAGATGCTACAGGTACTACAGGCCCAGGCGATGCTGAAGTTTATCAAGCAGTAAAAAATATAAAATCTATGAGTCCAGAACAAAGGGCTCAATTAACAAAAGAACTACAGGCTTAAACACTATGCGTTTAATGGAAGTCACTCAACAAAGGATTGACACTATCAATGAAAGTGGTAGTATGTCTGGCGTTGGTGCTATACATATCTCTGAAATAGAGCCTACATTAGATTATTTAGAAAAATCTTTGGGCATGGACTTAAAAAATAACGTACTAGGTTCCGTAGGTAAAAAAGAATTTTCAGGAGATATAGATGTTGCAATTGATGTCGAGCCTGAAGCAATGCCTGAACTATTAGACAAATTAAAAATAAATCCAGATATCATAGACATTGCTAAAAGTAGTGTGATTATGACAAAGGTTAAAATTGCCAAGTTTGATGCAAACAAAACATGTGATAGAGCAAGGACAGGATATGTGCAACTAGACTTTATGCCAGGGAATCCGGGTTGGATGAAAACATATTATCATTCTCCTGCAGACGGCGAAAGTCAATACAAGGGTGTGTTTAGAAACATTTTGTTAGCAGTCATATGTGCATTATATGATAGAAAAGATTCTGCAGAACAAACAGAAGATGGCAGAAGTTTACAATCAGAGCAATACTTATTTTCACCCACAAAAGGTTTAGTCAGAGTTAGAAGAAATCCTGTGCCTAAAAAGAACGGCGAAGGTTACACTAAACAAAATAACAATGTTATTATAGACGGTCCTTGGTTAACACCAGATGAAATAGTAAAGGTATTAGGACTTGATAAGAAAGAAGATTTAAACAGTTACGAAAGTTTAAAAAGTGCAATAGAACAAAACTATCCAGCAGAACTCACAGCAAAGATACTAGACAGTTTTGCTAACAACAAGCAAGTACAAGACATCGGTGTTCCATCAGATTTACAAATACAAGAAGATGTATTAATGTACATGAGGAAACTGTCGTGAGATTTAGAGAAATAAAAACACTCATGGAAGCCGCAAGGATACAACATGCGGAAGATGTGATCTTTTGGGAAGGCTCTAAGGGTGCTATGCGAGTGGTTAATAGTCTCAAAAGTTTGGAGAAGAACGGTCACAAGGACGTGACAATTAAATGGGACGGCATGCCTGCAGTTATATTTGGAAGAACGCCAGATGGACAATTTGTGTTCACAGACAAAAGTGGATGGAGTGCAAAAGGCTATAACGGTAAAACAACTTCAGCAGAAGAAGTTAAGAATATGTTTTTATCACGTAGCGGCGGTGCAAAAAGAGAAGACCCTGCACAAATAGAATTTGCTAATACTATGGCAGACTTATTTAATCAGTTTGAATTAATTGTTCCTGATGATTACTCAGGATTTTTTAAGGGAGACTTGTTGTACAGTCAGACACCACCAGTTGTAAATAACAATTTTGTGTTTGAGCCTAATATTGTTGAATACGCAGTAGATGTGCAATCAGAATTAGGACAAAAAATTAGACAAAGTAATGCAGGTATAGTTATACATAGAATGATAGATGAACAAGGCAATGAAACACCTTTACAGGACTATGATATATTTACAGGTAACAATGTATTAGTTGTTCCGCCTATTAGTGTTGAGAGTCCTGCACAAAAGATTAGTCCCGCACTTAACAAATTAGAAGAACTTGTAACAAAAAATGCTACATTAATAGATGAGCTATTGAATCCAACAGAACTTTCGATGCTTAAAATGACAGACTTTCCACAGATACTGTATAGGTATATAAACTCTAAAGTAGATACAGGACTTGATGGGTTAGGCATAGACTTTATAGATTGGCTACAAACATCTAATGTAAGCGGTGTTAAGCAACAACGTATTTCAGATTATATACAAAAGCATGGCAGAGCGTATGCGGCAATGTGGAAAACAGTTTCATCGATTATGCAAGTAAAAGACAAAATTATATCTCAGTTTGAGAACCAAGGTGGCGATATACAACAACGTATTACAGGGCACACCACAAACAGTGGCGAAGGATATGTATTAGCACATCCTGAAGGTGATATTAAGTTAGTGCCGAGAGCAACATTCAGTGCGGCAAACAGGGCGGTAACTAGATAATGGAGTTAACACTAGTAAATCAAGAGTTAGCAGAAGTAAGACTGTTTAGATATTCTAGAAGTTTTGGTGCTTTTACAGGAAGACAAGTCGCTGACTT